TCGATTTGATGAACATGTGGATGTTGTAAATCATGCAACTGCACGTCGTTATGTCGCACTCTTGTTTTATCTAAATGAAGTGGAACAAGGTGGGGAGACAGAGTTCCCTCTTCATGGTAAGATGATTAAACCAGAGGCTGGTTCCGTTCTGGTCTTTCCTCCAACTTGGGAATATCCCCACGCAGGCCGTCCCCCTGTGAGTGGACCAAAGTACATCATGAGCACGTATCTCCACTATGGATAGAGTTGAAAACACAATCCTTCGTAATATGATCCACGATGAGGACTACCTCCGTAAGGTGGTTCCTTTCATTCAACCTGATTACTTTGAGGATCACAAGGATCGTGTAATCTTTGAGGAGGTAGCTAAGTTTGTTGTCAAGTATGACAAACCTGCCTCTCAAGAGATCCTCAACATTGAGATTGAAAATAGGGGTGATGTAACAGACACTGAGTTCAAAGAGATTATTGATCTTGTCTCTTCTCTCAGTGCAGAAGAAACTAATAAGAATTGGTTGATAGATACTACTGAGAAATGGTGTCGTGACCGTGCGATCTATCTTGCCTTGATGAAGTCTATCAAGATTGCAGATGGTCAAGATAAGGACAAAGGTCGTGATGCCATTCCCAGTATCCTCAGTGACGCACTAGCTGTGTCATTTGATAATCACATTGGTCACGATTATCTTCAGGACTATGAGCAACGTTACGAGGTATATCATCGAAAAGAGGAAAAGATCCCTTTCGATCTTGAATACTTTAACAAGATCACAAAAGGTGGTCTGCCTAATAAAACTCTCAATATCGCTCTTGCTGGTACGGGTGTCGGAAAAAGCCTATTCATGTGCCATGTGGCTAGTTCCGTCTTACTGCAAGGAAAGAACGTTCTCTATATCACTGCTGAAATGGCAGAGGAACGAATTGCGGAAAGAATTGATGCAAACCTTCTCAATGTCAACATTCAGGAGATTACTGACCTCCCGAAGGTGATGTTCGATAACAAGGTAAATAAACTTGCATCAAAGACCCAAGGAACTCTAATCATTAAGGAGTATCCAACTGCGACTGCACATGCTGGACACTTCAAGGCCCTTCTAAATGAACTTTCCCTCAAGAAGTCTTTTAGACCTGATATTATTTTTATCGACTATCTTAATATTTGTGCTTCCAGTCGATACTCTAAGTTGGGTAATGTTAATTCTTATACCCACATCAAGGCTATCGCCGAAGAACTCAGGGGTCTCGCGGTTGAGTTCAACGTTCCAATTGTTTCGGCTACCCAAACTACTAGGAGTGGTTATGGGAGCTCTGATGTTGAACTTACTGATACTTCTGAATCCTTTGGTCTGCCTGCTACTGCCGATCTTATGTTTGCTCTTATTAGCACGGAAGAGTTGGAAGAATTGGGCCAGATTATGGTTAAACAGTTGAAGAACCGTTATAACGATCCCACCATTAACAAGAGGTTCATCGTTGGGATTGACAGGGCCAAGATGCGCCTGTATGATTGTGAACAATCCGCACAGAAAGATATTCTTGACAATGGTCAGGATGCGGAGTATGATGAACCAGAAAACAAATTCAAAAACAAATTCGCGGAGTTGAAATTCTAATGAGTGTTGATTACGGTAAGTATCAAGAGTTTGTAAATGAAGTCACTTCCAACCCAAGTAAGAACTATTACGATTTTGGCCAGCGCCTTGCGGTTCTCAACGATCAAGGATTTCCTACCGAGCGATTGCTTACTGCTGCTGTAGGTATGTGTGCCGAAGCTGGTGAGTTTACTGAGGTTGTGAAGAAGATTGTCTTCCAAGGTAAACCTGTGAATGAAGACAACCTGTTCCACCTGAAACGTGAACTGGGTGATATCATGTGGTATGTGATGCAAGCCTGTATGGGTCTCGGTGTGTCACTTGATGAAGTGGTTGAGATGAACGTTGAGAAACTTCTCTCGCGTTATCCTGAAGGTGCGTTTGACGTACACTTCTCTGAAAATCGTAAACAAGGTGATGTTTGATGGCACTATCTAAATCTGTTGAGGGATCCCTCAAAGAAGCTGAGGCTGCTCTACGCAATGCACTTGCATTTGCCGCACGTCAGGAAGAACCCTACGTCGGTAAACAAATCGCAGACATGATCATGAACATTGATCAACTGCAAAAGATTGACAAGTTGTTTGATAAACTTGACAGTCGTGAACCAGGAAGTCGTGGTTCTTTCGGTACTTTCTTTGATGATGACGAATGAAAACTGTAACTGTTAATCTGTCCACCTATCAAGCCGCTGTGGTTCGTCAGGTTCTGTTCGAAGCCCAGAAAGGTTATTCTTATGGACCCACTGCACCTGAACGGGTGTTTGAGATCCGTGAAGTTGTCACTGATCTGGATGATGCGATTGAAGAGGCTCTGAAAGAATGAAGTTCATTATGTTCACAAAAGAGTCTTGCGGACCTTGCGGACTCGTCAAACGATACATCAATGCACTCAAAGATGATCGTAAAGAATTGATTGAAGAGGTTTATCTTGAGGACTTCAGTGATCAACCCATTCCTGAAGAGAACCTTGCACTTGCCAAAAAGTATGGTGTCACAGCTACTCCTGTTCTGGTGATTGCTGATGACAGTGGTGAACTGGTAGAGACTTATACTGGTGGTATGGGTATCACCCAGAACATTCGTAAACTCTGGGATCAATATGCATAGTATCTGGATTTACTCTGTTGCTTTCTTTCATATGGTTGTGGTGCCGTGTGTAACGGTGCCCTCCAACTGGAAGTATTGTTACAAAGTAGACCAGTGGTTAATTCCAGATCTCATTCATGCATGGGAACTTAAAACTGGTAAGTATGTTCCCTATCAAGAAGAGAAGGAATACTTACAAAATAAATAGGAGGGCTAAGACCCTCCTTTTTTCATGGCTAGTCTTTCTGGTAAAACAACTGCGGGTGAACAGAACTGGAAAGTCTACGTTACTGACCGTGCCGATAGGGCTTCGACTGATTATCTAATCGAAGCTGCTGGAATGGTGTACTCAAAGACATCCCCATCGAAGGCAACAGACTTGCTTGGTACAGTTCAACCTGGTGAGAAGATAAGAATTACTAGTGGAACAACGTTTAATGTGACTGTTACCAAAGGACCTCTTGGTAGAACAAGGACAGAAACATGTGCGCAGATTAGATATAAAAGTAAGACGGGATATTTAAAACTAACATCGATTAGAAAACCAACAAGTGCTGGTGACGCTGCAGAGAAAAGAACACTGACACTGACACAAAATCTATTAGAACAATTGAAAGAAGTTGCTGGTGTAGGTAGAGGTGGTAACTCATCTTTTAATATCACTGTCCCTGGACTTGGACCTATTAATGGTATCAGTGGTATTAAAAAGGTAGGAACAAGACCACTGGGTAGAGAAGCCAAGGCTGACTTTGCACTCACGGATAAGAGAGGTAAGGAGATACTCTACGTTTCCCATAAACAAGGAAAGACTGCATCTGCTTTTCAACAGTATGGTGGTGTGTCTGAAAAGTCTGGAACTCCTGGAAATCCAAAACTGATCATGGATGATCCAGAGGTTCAACAGTTCTTTGATGATTTACATTCCCTCTATGAAGATGATGAACTCAAACTAAAACAGTTCCCAAACAATCCATTTGGAAATGGAAGACTGAACAAGAGAGTGTTTAGATATCTTGGTGATCCTACATTGATCAGTAGATCTGTATATGGTCCTGATTTTGGTAGACCATTTGGTCCAGACAATGTACATCTCCTTGGTCAGGGTGAGTTTATTTTTACTCCAATCGTAAGCCCCGATGGAGATATTACTTTCCAATTGACATTCTCTGGACCTATGGAAATCAATGGAGTAACAACTCCATTTACTCAACCTAACAATCCATACAGAGCTATCATTATGGCTAGATACACCAGTGGTAGAAAGGTAGTAAGTAGGAGAGGTGATATTGATGGTGTTCGATGTGTGATTGCACCTGCCGCTCTCGCAGGGGCCGGTGTAAATATTGACACACTCCTCTAGCCACAGACCCAAAACCCTGGTATTATAAGGATATGGCCAAGAACACACACCTAGAACACCTTGAAGACGACATCCTCAACCAGGGGACGGAAGGTGGTTTCAATGCGATCAAGTTCCTTCGTGAACTGGGAGACATGCTCACTCGTCCCCAGTCCAACGTCAGGGTAACGACAAAGTGGGATGGTGCTCCCGCAATCATCTGTGGTAAAGATCCAGTCTCGCAACGGTTCTTTGTTGGAACCAAGTCTGTCTTTGCCAAGACTGCACCTAAAGTCATCTACAGTGAAGCTGATGCTGACGCAATGTACGAAGGTCAGTTGGCTCAAAAACTGAAAGATGCATACAAATATCTCTCACAACTTCCCATTCAGGGGGTTCTTCAGGGTGATCTTCTGTACACTGATGACAAAGATACCCGTCTGGTGAATGGAGAACAGTCAATTGTTTTCCAACCAAACACGATTGTTTATGCAGTTCCAACTAACTCTGCGTTAGGTGCAAGAGTTGCACGTTCTAAGTTGGGTATTGTTTTTCACACCACTTACACTGGTCCCACTCTTGCAGACATGAACGCACAGTTCGGTGCAAGTGTTTCTAAACTTCAGGGTAATCCTGATGTGATGGTGTTCAGCTCTGATTTCACCGATGCAACTGGTGCCGCGAAGATGACCCAAGGTGAAAAACGCCAGTTTGATATGTTGGTCAATCGTGCAGAGGGATCACTCAAACAAGCCAGTGCATTCCTCAACATTCTTGGTTCTTATGGACAAAGTAAGTTCATGATGAATGTGTTATTCAAACAGTTCTTCAACTCTTACATTCGTCAGGGTAGACCAATTCGCAATGCACAAGACGTTGTTCAAGACTTCAAATCTTATTATGCAGT